TGCCATTCCTCTCCACCCTGTACCCCGGATTCACTTTCCGTAAGCTCATGGGGCGGACCAACTACCTCTGCCTGCCTTCAGCCAAGCTGAACGCCCGTGGCAATGCCCTGACCGATATGATGTACCAGCGGCTGAAGACCCGGCAGATCGATCTTGGTGACGGCGAACTTAGTGACGTGGAACGCGTCCTCAAGAAGACGCTGACCAAGGATGAGTGGGCGTCCCTCGTCGGGTCCTCCAAGTTCTGTGCCGACAACCAGTGCAAGACCGACGAATGCTTCTCCACTGCCGCCCGTGCCAAGGCGCTGACAGCGGACCTTGTGGTCGTCAACCATGCGCTGCTGGCCACAGACACGGAGATGAAGCTCAACTCCGGTGGCGGCGTTTTCGCTGACGGCATGCTGGGCCAGATCGACTGCCTTGTGGTTGATGAAGGGCACCGGCTGGAGGGTGTGCTGATCGATCAATGGACAAAAAAGATCAGTGACTGGGAACTTGCAGAGATGTCTAGCTCCGTTTTGGAGGGGCTTGACGCCGCCAAGAACCATGTCTCCAACTCCACCATCGGCGACACCGTGTTCAAGGGTCTGGAAGGGTTCACCGATGTCTTGAACAATACGAGAAAATATTTCTCTGCCATGGCGGAAAAGGGCAACGAGGAGTGGAAGAACAACTCCTTCGCCCTCTGCCCGAAGAACCACTCATCATCCGACCCCGCATTCCTGCTGACGATGATGCGGGAATTCGAGGAGGAGAACCCCAAGCGACTCGCTATCGTCGTTGAGGTACTTGAGAAAGCCGTGAAGTATCTCGGAGCTGCCGCTGAAC